TTTATTTGCCGCCACATCGGAATTAACTTTGCGTAAAGCATCAAGATGCATATCACCTATCGAAATGTTTACATTCGTCTGGGGTCTATTGCCGTATCTCTCCTGGTTATACGATCCCGCCATAAATTTACGCCATTGCACTTTTTCGCGTGTAGCTGATATTTCACTATTGCTACTGCTCCCGTCCAAATCGTCAACCATTTCCAAACCTTGCTCGACCAAAGCATCTGCCGCTTCCTGCCTGGCTCTTACCAATGCCTTTGCATAATCAGGTATAGTATTTATCGATGTGCTAAAATATTGCCTATTGCAGCCATACTGCTTGGCCAACTGCGTCATAGTTTTGCCAGACGCTATTTGCTCAAAAAGATAATCTGCGCCACCCTTTTGTTTGATTTCATCCAATATACGCTTCTTTAACGGCTTACCTGCCACTTGCTCAACTCCATTTTTTTTAAATTTTACGCTAATATGGGGTTGTAATGCAAGGGGGGGGCAGGGGGGGCAATTCGGTATGTGAAAAGGTGCAAAACAGGGCTACCCCCCCATATTTTATTGGGCGGGGGGGTCAAAAAAATCCGAATATAAATAATGTTGAAAGTTAACATAATACATATTATCGGACATTATGCATATCGTTTGGGGTATTCAAGTACCCCCCTACCCTACTATTTTTTGCAATATATTGACAATATTTATCAAATGAATTACGCGCACGCGCTCGCGTGTGGTTGTCGGTGTCTCTGTTTTTGCACATTTAATACGACCTAATAATCCTTACCAATACTAGGCAGCCATATATATACATTGATTTTTCCTGCTCTTGCCTTCGCTCTTTTGCTTAACAATGCTTAACAAATGCTTAACAATATTAATCAATAGATTAGCCACCAAAGCGGGCTTATGTTTAATTAATTATAATTCCTTTTTAATTAATTTCATGCAAATCCTTTACAAGCTCATATTATTAAATATATTTAACAGAGTTAAATATATTTAATAATATTTGGCTATTGTCCGAATGAGTTAATAAGACAAAAGAAAAGCCACCATAAAGGCGGCTTTTCTTATCGTTATATATTTATACTATTAAAATTCTTCTTTTAACATTCTTTCTACTTCTAGTCGCCTAGTGTTTAGAATATCATCGCCAAGTTTTAAAAGTCTTAACTTTTGTTTTAGCTTCTCGTTTTCCAATGCAATGCTTGGCTCTATATTATATTTTCCACATAAAGAGGAAAATTCGTTTACAGTCATAATTCAACCTTTCTTGTTATATGTTCCAATGTAATTTACTTCTGGCAATTCTTCCTCAATCCAAGCCATTGCTAAACAAATATCATCCCATTTTTCATCATGCTTTTCTTGGCTCAATCTATTTAGTGCAACTAATTGCCATTCGTGCAAAGCATCCCAAACCAAATCTAAACACCTATCATCATAACCGCCGCTAATGCTCATTTGCTTTTCTCCTTTTCCTTTTTTAATTCTTCATCCGAATATTTGCCAAAACAAAAGCGGCAAATATAAAATCCACATTGCTCTTGAATATTCCTTTCAAAAACATGCCTTGAGCACAATTCGCAATTCATTATTTAACCCTAAAATTATTTTGCAACGCATAAAAGCTTTCATGCAATTTGCTTATTTGGGTTAAATATAAATCATTGCATTCTGTTATCATTTGCAAAGCATCATCCAAGGCTTGAATTGTATCTTCAATTGCTTCCCTTTGCCCAGTTGTCATTGATTGCAATAGAGCTTCATTTTTCTTCATATCGTTTTCACGATCTTCAAAAAATTCCTTTCTCATTTCGTGGCTTTTATATTCTTCATCTGACAATTCAACCATTTGCTTTTTTTCTTTTGACATTTTACGCCCTCCAAATTTCTAGTAATTTATTCTTTGCAACTTTAATCGCATTTAATTCCCTTTGGCTCAAAACCATCTTTTGAAAGCCCGAAGGGTTGGAAATCCTTTGTAAATGTTCCAATTCTCCGATTATAAAGTTTAAATTATAATGTAAGCTTTCAATATAATCTTTTTGATCTTCATGTATTTCTAAAAGCTTATCAATCATAATCCCTTAATCCTTTTCATAGGTTTAGTTTTAAAAAAGTTATGGTGTTGAATATTACGCGCCATAAATAACCTTGCATAAAGTGCAATATAATCATTTCGCACTTTATATTTTTCATCTGTTTTTAAATGGCTTTCCCATCTGACACGATTGGCAACCATCCAAGGAGAACAAAAATCCCTACCGCGTCTAATCATTTGATAAGTGTAATGCTCAAAAGCCGCGTAAAATTGCGGCTCTTTTATTATGTGTCTTAAAAAATCAGACGCTAAACAATCTTTGTCATTTGGCTTTCTTGCCGCTTGTAAAAATTCAATGAATTTTGTTTCATTATCCATTTTATACATACCCTTCAACTTTATTAAGTAAGTTATCAATAGACCAATCGAACCCCTTTGCATTAAATGCGTCATATGGTTCGCAATAATCACTGTCTAAAAAGTAAGCTTCAATTTCGTCGCTACCTTCATATTCAAAACAGTCATCAAGTATAAACAACCAATTTTCATTTTGATATAAACCTTGCTTAGTAACGGCTTTAAATTTTAAACCGCTAAACTTCTCTAAACAATAACCGCGATTGCCAAACCAATTTACAACTTCTTTAGTTGTCATTTTTAATTCTTCATCTTTTATCATGCCATATGCCCCGCAATAATAAAGACAGTTGCAATCATTGATGCAACGAAAAGTGCCAGAGTTGCAAAGTCATATAAACCCATTAACAATATTTCATTTCTCATTTGGCGGCGGCGCTTAATGCGTTTTAGTTTTGAATTAGTCATTTTTTATTCTCCTTTTCCTATACTTACCTTTTTACATTTTTATTTAATTACTGTCAAATATTATATATGTTTAATATATATTGACTATATGTATAATATGTATAAATTAAAAATATTGTTGAAAAAGGAGAAATAGACAATGCCAAGAATGGATAAATTAAGTAATTATAGAACAACCTTCCAAGGGAATAAGAACAAGGGACAAGTTGTTTACGTTAATACTACAGTGGTCTTTTGGGATGAAAATTGTATTCAATTGCGAAGCGGTGGATTTGAAACAACCACCACCAAAAGAAAAATGAACCAAACAAGCAACCAATTTGATTTGGGTTTTGGTGTTTATCAAAAAAATTATGATTGGTTCGTTGATACGCCTAAAGGTGAAACTTTAGATTTTGTTGATGGCATGATTATCGATAGAAAAGCAACGCTATGAGATTTGATAATTATATTGATGATTTAAAAATCCCTAATGATTGGGCGTGCACTAGCTATAATAATGACGAATTGGCAAGCTTCCAAGTGAACGGCTTGCACATTTGGGTTGATAGTCATTGCGAAAAAATTCGCGCTCAAAATTCTAAAAATATTTATGGTTACACCGATAAATTAGCACCGCGTTTTATGGTTACAAATTCAGATGGTTATAATCATTTAGATGAATGCGATGATGTTAATTTATTAGAAACCGATGATTTTCAAGAAGTTATTACATTTGCAAAAAATTATAAGTTTTTAGAATTTGAGCATGAAGGCGTATGGATAACAGACCCTTTTAGTGATGAAACGGGACGCTTTGCCGTTTGCCCTTTTGAATATTATGGGATTAATACGAATTATTTGACAAGAATTTATTTAAAATATTGCATTGATCAGAATATTGAATGCGTTGATGCAATGGAATATTTAAGCGATCCAAACATTTTAAATGATAATCAGAATTTGTGGATGAAACAATTTTGCGTTGCATGGGATAGAGCGCAAAATAAAGAAGATAAAAAGGAGAATGAAAAATGAATATGAAAAAATATTATAGCCAATTAATCGGAAGTAAAATTCAAAATTTTTATTTTGAAGAGGATGAATATGGCGGTTCGGATTTTCCAATTTTCATTTTGTCAAATGGACACGATCAAGTTAAATTTGTAATTTCGCAAGATGAAGAAGGCAACGGCGGCGGCTTTGCATTTATTGAAGATAACAAGGGGAATTAAAATGAAAAGTGAATATGAAAAAATTTGGCAAATTAAAGAAAAATATATGACCTCTAATCGTATTAAAAGGGATGATACATATGATTTCGTTGCTACTAGTGAGCAATTACATTTTATTGAGTATCTAATTTCAAATTTTATCGATGAACAATACGAAGGTTTAGGCGATGAAATAAAAAAATTAACTGATATAGATAATTCAGAAAATGAACCAAATATAACCGATCTTTATTTTATTGGCGATAATCTTAAAAAATTATCATTAGGCATATTATGCATCGAAAAAATTAAACATACTTTGGAGAACATGAAAAATGACGAATAATCGCGTAAAGAATGAACCTTGGCTATCACTTGCAATTGCCAATGATTGGCAAATTCAAGTTGATGAAATTGTCTTAAATATTGTTGATGATGAAGGCACACCAATCATTGACCAAAACGGCGAAAAAATGCGTTTTTATCCATTAAGAGAATTGGAAATTGTGGATTATTTAGAATTAGATGATTTAGCGGTCATTGAATATTAAACAAACGCCTTGCTTGCATTGATTTGCGAGCAAGGTTTTTTTTGGGGGTGAATAAAATGTTCTATACTTTTTTAGTCTTAACATACGTTGTAAGCGGTGTCGAAATACAAGATAAAACTTTATATAAAAACGCTTACCTTTGCGGCGATGCATTGCCAGATGCATATTATAAAATTTATGAAAAATATCCTGATAGTATGGGGCAATGTATTGAAACAAATTTTTCAAGTTTACAAAAAATAAAACCAAAAATTCGACACAAAAAATAAAAAAAATCAAAAAAATTTTGAAAAAATCAAAAAAATTTTGAAAAAATCAAAAAAATTTTAAAAATCATGGCAGGATAAGGAGAGTGCAATAAAAATTAAATAAAATGAAAAAATCGTAAAATCGGATTGAAATTTTTATTAAATAAAATCAAAAAATCGTACAATCGGATTGAAATTTTTATATAATAAAATGAAAAAATCGTTGAAAGGAATTGAAAAATTGAACAAGCAAAAATGGAATGGCTATATTAATTGTGAGAAAGAGCTGCTCACAAAACAACATTTAGAAAATATTCTAAATGATGTTTTTAATAAAAGGATTAATCGCCTACAAAGCAAACAGCGGGAAATAATACCTGCATTAGATAATAAAGGTCACTTTATTATGAGGAAAACAAAATGAATGGAGATAATAATGAAAGTTTCAGAAGCGTATCAAATGACAACCAGGGCGTTAAAAATGAACAGGTTAATGATAGAAGATATGAAGAACCCCGACCCATACAGGGATCGGAAATATTACAAATGGTTTCTCCAGGAGCAACAGGATTTGTTGGAGAAATTGCAGATGAAGCTAAAAAGCCACCAAAAAATACCGATCAACTCGAAAAAAGATTAAGAAATACTGACAAGTCAAATTGGCCTGAGATAGTTTATTCTTATAAATTACAAAAATTTGAAAAAGAGCAAATTAGGTTAGGTTTGAGAAAGGATTTGTATGTAGGCAGAAAGGTACATAATTTATCAACGTCAACTGCTAATAAAAACGTCGCTCGTAAAACTGAGAAGTTTTTGGAAAATTCTGAGAATAAAAATCATGGACGTATACTTAGATCAGTAAATCGCGGCGGTAGGTACACTACATCAATGATCGCTAGGAATACTGGTTTGAGCGTATCGCTCGTTGCTCCACAATTAAATATTCTTTATAATCATGGCCTTGTGGACAGAGTTTCAGAAAATCAATTACCTTTCATTGGGTCTTTGCAGGGCAGAAAAACAATACGCCATGTTTATTTTAAAAAGGAGACTGACGAATGAAGTATGGGTCAGTTTGTTCTGGAGTAGAAGCTGCCACTGTAGCCTGGCATGACTTAGGCTTTGAACCGCAATGGTTTAGTGAAGTGGATGCATTTCCTTCTGAGGTGCTAAAGCATCACTATCCAAATATAACAAATCATGGAGACATGACAAAATTTAAGGAGTGGAATAATGACAAAACAATTGAGCTTCTCGTTGGTGGGACGCCATGCCAAAGCTTCAGCGTCGCCGGGCTTAGAAAAGGATTATCAGACCCAAGAGGAAACCTTATGCTCACCTATCTTGCAATGGCTGAACGATTTAAGCCCAAATGGCTTGTCTGGGAAAATGTCCCCGGTGTCTTGTCAAGTAACGGCGGAAGGGATTTTGCAACCTTCATCGGGGCGTTGGGGGAAATCGGGTATGGGTTCGCCTACAGAGTGTTGGACGCTCAATACTTCGGAGTTCCACAAAGACGCCGACGTGTGTTCGTTGTCGGATGTCTTGGAGATTGGCGAAGTGCCGCAAGTGTTTTATTTGAGCCAGAAAGCATGTCTGGGGATACTCCACCGAGCAGAGAAAAGGGGGAAAGAATTGCCCCAACAGTTACAGTCGGCCCTCCTTTCAGTCGTACAGGAAACTCCAGAGTAGAGACAGACGCTTTAGTTACCGCAAGAAAGACAGGTTCGCATTGGGATGGGGATTTTCCCCACCCAACGCTATCTCAATCCGCCAAAGGTTCTGGCGGTATTGGGGCAAGTAACCAGGAGATATTTGGCGCAAGGGGCTCTGGTTTAGTTCCTGCAAGAATGAGAGGCTTTGGGGATTACATACAAGATGATACTGCAAGTACAGTCAAAGCCAGAGATCATAAGGATGCAACTGATCTTATAACTTATGCACTGCCTGGG